CGCCATATCTAACGTCGTTCAGGGTCTGTTTAACGGTGCGCGTAATAAGTTCAGGACAATAAAAGAGCGTCTCGTTGGAGTATTTACTGGCTGGTGGACTAAGGTTAAAAACTTCTTTGGAATCCACAGCCCGTCAACGCTCGCAGCTGAGGCAGCTGGAAACGTTGTAGAGGGCTTTACACAGGGTGCTGAGGATAACGAAACGAGCGCCGGAGAGCGCCTTAGAAGCGTGTTTGAGGGCATCTGGAGCGTGGCTAAAAAGGCATGGGAATCCGTAACTGGATGGCTTAGAGATCTGTTTGGCGGAGACGATACTGACAAGGAAACCAATAAGATCGCTAAGAATATGAGCGACATCTCTGAGGATATCGATCTTACGACGGCATTCGAAGAGGGTCAAAAGGCTTTGAAAGCATTCGCTGATGACTGTGCGACATACGCACCGACGATCAAAAAAGACTTCGAAGATCTGGCAGATGACATCGAGTCCGCGATCCTCACCGCGTTCGATAATATCGAGAACTCATTTGCTAACAAGACATTCTTTGGCGGCGTAACCACGATCTTTGATACGATCGTAGATAACCTGAGGGACGGATTAAATACGATCCTGTCTGATTTCATCGGAGATCTCAACAGCGCGATCACAAGCCTACAGGGATACAGCTACACGGACGCAAACGGCAGGAGGCTTACACCGTTCAGTCGTATGAAAAAGATCAAAGTGCCCGCACTTGCGCGGGGCGCCGTTATTCCTGCTAATCATGAATTTCTTGCCGTGCTGGGCGACCAGAAGCAAGGGACGAACGTCGAGGCTCCTCTGGATACGATCGTAGAAGCGATGCAGATCGCTCTGTCTGCGTCCAGCGGAGGACAAGCCTCAGCAGATTCGATCGCAAGGGCGGTTAAGGCAGCGCTTAAAGGTATGGCTATCAAGCTCGATAAGAGTTTGGTTGGCTACATCGTTGCGGACGGGATCAATAGTAACCGCAGAGCGAGTGGCAAGGTACCACTCAATCTGTAAGGAGGACATATGATAAACGCCTTATACATAGGTCCGTCGACCTCCAATATGACGGCGGTTCGGGCTCCTGTCTCCATGACAGAGAATTTTCAGGATCTGGACGCTCCGTCAACAACTCGAACGGCGTCTGGTAAAATGGTCCGCCATGTTGTGCGTGGCGGATCCAGCGCCGTACGATCCATAGAGCTGGAATGGCAAAACATTCCGGCGTCAGAGGTGCGCACGATCATGAGCCTCATCTCGACTACGTATTTCTATCTGAAGTACGCAGACGTGTACACAGGGGCGCTCAGAACAGAGCAATTTTACGCTGGTGATCGCAAGGTATCTATAAAGCGATACGGAGACGATCAGGAGGGCTCTGACATCACTATCGGATCGTTTACGGTCAACTTTATAGAGGTATAACGCATGACGACGATATACTATGATATCAAAGCCACGATCCAGATGAGCACCGAAACGGTTAATCTGACGTCGCAGCAGATCAAATCTTACAGCATAAATACCACGCTATGCTCGGAGGGTATCCCTCTGGGCTGCGTGGCGTCGTCCGCGTTTGAGATCTGTTTCGATGCTACAGGCTCGGGACTTGCGACGAAGTTCAACTCGCTAAACGATGCGAAAGTTACCGTGCAGATCAAGATCGACGATGGTGGAGATATAGAATCCACTTGGGACCCCTTTGGAGTGTGGTATGTGACATCCGCAGAGATGGAAGAGGATAATCCCTTCATAACGCTCAGCGGAGAAGACGCGATCAATACACGATTTGCAAAAACTGCATACTATAAGAACACTTCAAGTGTAACGTATGGCGCCCTCGCTGCAGATGTGTGCAGTATGTGCGGGGTTACACTATCTGGATCCAGCTTTTTGAATAAGAGCAGCAACGTCACAGCGTGTAACAAGGAAGATCTCCCTGAGAATATTACCTGCCAGAGCGTACTCACGTATATCGCGACGGCGGCAGCGGGCTTTGCTCGAATTGCGTACGATGGAAAACTGGAGATCTGCACGATCGCTGATTTGATGAGTAACGAGCTTACCGCGAACGCAAACACGTATACTTCGTACTCAATGGCAGGTGGCGCGGGATTTTCCTGCGCTTCACTTATATATACGGACTATCGATACGGAGATCTAAATGGTACACAAGTATATGGAGTTCAATCTGGATACAACGCCACTAACGCTGTACAGATAAGCGGAAATCCGTTTATATCAGACACACAAGTTTTGTACGTGTATCAATCCCTGAAGGGAATTAACTCGGGCGCTTCAATCGACTCTATGAGCGTCGAATGGTTCGGCGGATCTGGCGTAATTGCTGGGTCATTTATATACGTTGAGACTAAATCATATCCAGTAACATCGATCATCACGCATAACGAGCTTACCTTCGACGTGGGTGGTTTGCGGTGTGTATCCAGCTGCACGATGCCCGGTAAAACGGGAGACATAATAGGACCGTCTGGACCATGTCTCAAGGCGGACGAAATACAGGACGGTGTTTAAATGGACAATATAACAATTAAAGTATCTGTGGATCTTGCGTCCCCGACTGTCAGACAGATCAATCTCGGGCTGCTGGCGGTTCCGTCTGATAATCAGGCGCATACTTTCAGGTTTGAGATCCTTAAAAACGGATCTGCAGCGTCTGTGTCGGGCGCGTCGCTGTATCTGTATGTTCAAAAAGCGGACGGCAATGTTGTGCAGATCAGCGGAGGCACGGTCCCCGCGAGTGGAATTGTATCGGTTACGATGAGCTCGGCGTGCTACGCAGTTAAGGGTCCGACGAGAGCGATCGCAAGACTTGTATACAGCACGCAGAAGATCAGTATCGCAGATTTTTCGTGGATCACTCAGGGCGACGTATACGGGAACGCATCTATACCCGCAGCGTACAAACCGACGATCGAGGATCTGGAAGGGTATATCGATCGTCTTGAGCCGTATGCCACGCAGTTCGAATCAATATCCGCAGATATCTCGGATAAGTTCGATCAGCTCAGCACGAACAAGGAGCTCACGAGCTTCGGCGTGGACACTGGCAAGGTCATTGCTACAACCAACAAATGGGCGTCTGGCGGCGGGAGCTATCTGATCCCGGTATCAAACGCAGTTGCGAGTGTGGAACTGATTCTCGGGTCAACTTCGCAGAGCGCGTACGCTTGGCTCAAAACTGACAGTACTACGGGCACAGCAAGCTATGCCACGGGGAGCGAATTAAAGACATACACCCAGAACGAAACGACGCGAAAGCCGTCCGACGCTAAATATCTGTACATACAGAGCCTGACCACTGGCGGCGCTAACCGACAGCCTGAAAAGGTCATCCTGAAGGGCGGTTTATCCGTCGTGGATGAGCTCAACGATCGGAGTCTGAATCTGTATTACCATCGTAATATCTGGGACGTTGTCGATAGCGAGTCAGGCGCGATCATTGATGCGTCTAATGGTATGGCTGATAAGAGATCAGCATACTCGAGCTATATAACATCGGATTATATCCCTGTCAACGTCGGAGACGTGCTGTACGGCTATGGCGCGAGATACGCCCTATTTGATGCAGACAAGACTTATATAGCCAATTATAAGCTGTCGGACGGAATAAGTATGCGTAACGGTATGACCTACGTGAGGATCAAAGATATCGAAAAGGATGGTACATCCGTCACGCCCGCGTATCTGAGGATCAGCTATAAAACAGACAGCGGATCACCTAAGGAGCTGTATCTGGCGGATCTGTTCACAGTCGAAGCCTTTGGAGCTGTACGGGGAAAGTCTGGAATTAAGTATTATTCGATCGGAGACAGCATTACTCGCGGTATGTACGCGGAGATCGGTACTAAGTCCGCGAGCGGTCCTACGGATAAAGGCTACGCATTCTGGATCGCTGAGACTAACGGGTATGATCTTGTTAATCTGGGCGTATCTGGCTCGGGATACGCCAACCTCGGGGGCAATAACACGGGTGCTGAAGACGAATCCGGCAGCACAAACGGAAAGACGATCGTAGATAGCAATACGTGCTCAGATGCGGATATAATCACGATCGCGTATGGTGTGAATGATTATAAGAGCTCAGATTCTTCTATCAAACTCGGATCGATGGCGTCTACGTCTGGTGGTGGCACGGTGATCGGTAATATGAAATATATGATCGAGAAGCTCGCCGCAAACGCGCCAAAGGCTCAGATCATTATCCTCCTCCCCATGAATCAGAACAGAGTGAACGCAAGCAGTATGTCGCTGGCTGGTAACTGGTCGATGGGCTACGCGGTTCGCGAGGGCAAGACGCTGGCAGATTATCGCACAGCGATCCGCGAATGCGCAGAGTATTATAACCTTCGGGTAGTCGATCTGGAGGAGATCTGCGCGATTAACCGCATTAACATAAAATCCTGTCTGGGCGACGGATTACACCCGACGCTCGATTTCCACAGACGCATGGGCATTGCCCTTGCACCATATATCCGCTAAGGGAGGTATCAATATGGCTTGTACATTTGGGTCTGCACGAGGCTCGTACGGTAACACGTCGAGAGGCGATCAGTCCGGGGGCAAGGAGATCGCTACACAGAGTGGATACATCCACAGTAAGGGCTGGTTTATAGTACGCGCCAAGTCCGCTAAGATGCGTGAGCGTATGGCTTACGCGATGGATTACTTCTGTAATCGGACAGGGCTTTTGCTTGGCTATTCACAGCCGGATAGAATGGCGCTGTACAATGAGCTCAAAGACAAGGGCTTTGATCCGACTAAGCTCAAGGTCAAGTCTAACTGCGACTGCAGCAGCCTGACACGCGTATGTATGCTGTACGCTGGATCTACAGTAAAGAATTTCACGACGGCGAATATGCGCAGCGTTGTTGCCCAGACAGGAGAGTTTGAGATCATTGAATTTAAGAGTCTGTCGAAAGTTGCAGCTGGCGACGCGCTCTGTACGAAGACTAAGGGGCACGTCGTGATCTGTACTAAATCCGATTACACTCTTCCCGACACAGCCACAGAGCCCGATGATATTAAGGACGCGGTACTTTACAACGGCTCCAGCGGATCCGAAGTAAAAGAGCTCCAGAGCAAGCTGATCCAGCTGGGCTATGATCTCGGACGGTGGGGAGCAGATGGAGAGTTTGGCGACGCGACAGAGATGGCTGTCAGATCCTTCCAGTCTGACGCAGGAATTCCTGCCACAGGAATCGCTGACGACGACACGATCAAAGCGCTCGACGAGATGCTGATCGACGACGCGGAGACGGGAACGCGAGTGATGATCACTGGCGGGAATTGCTACAAGCGCGAGGAGCCGAATTCCAGATCGAAGATCCTCGGCATCGCATTCAGCGGAACGTCCTACCTGTATGCGGGAGAGACTTCCGTGGATGGGTGGTATAAGATAATCTACAACGGCGTAACCAGCTGGGTAAGCGGTCGCTACGGAAAGCTGGTGTGATCCGATGGAGAGTATTATCGGTGCGGCGATCACAGCTGTCGGCAGTATTGTCGCAGTAGTGATAACGTGCGTCGCAACCTCGAAGGCTACACAGGGCAAGATGCAAGTCGCACAGGCAGTAACGGACGCTAAGATCGCGGAGCTCACAAGAGAGGTCCGCGAGCACAATAACTTTGCTCGGCGAATGCCTGTTGTGGAAGAACAGATCAAAGTGGTTAACCACAGAATCGAAGATATTGAGAGGAGAATGGGCTAATGAACAGACTTAAATCCCCCGCGCTCTGGATCTCTGTATGCGGCGCCCTCTGGGTGATCGCCGAAGCTTTCGGGCTGACGGAGAAATGGGGCATTACTGAATCGAGCTTCAAAACCGTGATCGACGCGATCTCCACGATCCTGATCGGTTTCGGTATCTTGAATAACCCCACGGATAAGGATAATTTCTAAACTTTAATCGGAGGTGCATACGCAGATGGTCGAGCTTAAAAAGGCTACACTGACTAAACGCGATGTAGACATCCCGATCGCTCAGGTTAAACTGGGCGATCGGGAGACAAGTGGCGTACGGTTCTGTGTGAATCGATACGATGGTGGCGTGGATTTGTCCGCGCTTGGATGGAGCGTAAAGGTCGTAAGCGGAGAAGACAGCGACGTGTGTGTGCTGCAGAGCACTATCAGCGATATGTGGGTGCTCATGGACTGGGTATTTCCTGCGATCGTTGCGGCTAACGTCGGAGACACGCTGATCGAGCTTGAAGCGATCGGCAGTAACGGGGCTAAGGTGTGGCAGTCTGGCACGCGGGTCATACGAGTCGTAGACGATCTCGACGCAGATCCGGGATATGATCCTGACGACGCAAGCCAGCTCCAACAGGCGATAGAAGCAGCGAGCGCGTCGGTGACGGCGCTGAAGGCTACAGTCGACGATGCAGAGGACGCAGTGAACGCGGCAACGTCGGCAGCCAACACCGCAGCGGCGGGCGCTAACACTGCGACAGCAGCAGCTAACGCAGCGGCATCTGGTGCTAATACGGCGAAGACGGCGGCAGACACCGCGACGGCAGCAGCTAACGCAGCGGCAGCAGCAGCTAATACGGCGAAGACGGCAGCAGACACTGCAGCCGCAAGCGCCAGCACAGCGGCGAGCAATGCGGACGCCAAAGCTACACTGGCGAATACTGCAGCAGCTAATGCCTCCGCGATCTACGAAACCGTAAAAAGCGCGTACGAGAGCGGATCACTGAAGGGCGACACGGGTGCTCAGGGTCCGAAGGGCGATACAGGAGATCGCGGACCTGCTGGACCGGATTACGTGCTTACAAGCGCCGATAAGACGGAGATCGCTGGAATCGCGGCGGATGAGCTCGACGAGAGCATATCCAGCCTAAGAGAAGACACAGAAGCTAACGGTAAAACCCTCGATAACTTGACCGCAGCCTCGAGTGGTAATATCTATGTCGAGAATACCGACAGCACAGAGGCTAATACGAAAATCATCCCCGAAAGCGCCCTGCCGTGGGCAAGTGTGGATTCTTTCGGCGGTAAATGCCAGAAGTGGAACCAGCTTAACAAAAACGACGGTCAATCACCACGCACATACAAGGGCGTTACTTATGCTTGCGGTGAAAATGGTGCGTCATGGACGTTGAATGGTACTACTGACTCGGATGGTAATTCCTACGCATATGTATCATCATATCTAAATAAAAATAATTTGATATACATTGATATCACTCATAGATATTATAT